GGCGGTATCAGAATCTTTACCGGGATCATCACCTTCACTGCCTTCGGTGTTTTCATCAGCTTCAGTAGCATCAGTATCTAAGCTGGCCTGCTCTTCTTCTGTATGCGTTTCCTGTTCTGTTGATGCATCTAATTGCAGGTCACTTGATGAAGTGACAAAACCTGCCGTTTCGTCTTGGTTTGTTTCTACTGTCATGGCGTATAAGTCCTATACGAATTTTTGCCTAGTGATAAGCCGCTAGTAGCTTTGTTAATCATAATACTAACAAGGTTAAATGTCACTTATTGAGCATTAATAGCCTGATTACCTTGCATTAGCTCTGCCATTGCCTGGGCCACCAACTGCTTAACTTGCATATAAGCTTGATCTCCGTTGGCTGCGCCGGTGTTAATCACTTGTAGTTTCGCTTGAGCTTCAGCGCTTTGTAGCTGCGCCTTAACAAGTTCAGTTTCAGCTTTGGCTATATCGGCCTGAGCTTTCATGTTGTCGGCTTCAACCTCTTTGCCTCTAACGTCTAGCTCTGCCATTTGTATTTGCTGCTCTGGCGTTGGCTCTTTCTGTGCTGGCTGGTCTTTGGCGATAGTCTCGCGCTCTTCAGCCGTCAATACTTCAGGTGGAACAATCTTTTTAAGACGTTCAGCCATTATATCAGCGCCAGGGAAATCTAAGTTTTGAGCAATCAAATCAGCAATAACACCAGCCGCCGCCGGTACTGCTTGAGCGAATGCCATTAGTGATTCAGCCGCTTCTACTCGCTGCGTTGAATATGCCGGGCCAGTAGTAACAACTACATCATACTTTGACACGCCTAGATCGTTGATGGTTACCCATTTGTTTGTTTGTTCATCAAGAATCTGCTCGTTAAGCTTTACAAAATCTTCGCTTTCGTCAGTGAACTTTAATCGAACGACTCGCTCTGTATCGTAAATGTGCGGGATCATTTCAACACAAATCTTACCAACACGGCGAATGGCTTTAGTTAAGTTATCGATGAAGGTAAACGAACCTCTGTCACCTTGGCGCTGCCTTGCCACAATAGCCTTGCCTGAAGTCTCATTGCCTTGTGCGCCCATTGATGCGTCATACATGCCTAACGTTGACTTGATTTTGTCTGTCGAGTTCATTGCCAGTGTGATTTCTGCCGCCGGCACTGCTGAAGGCTGCTCGCGTCTTGGTCCTGGGTCGCCTTGGTATTGCGGAACGTAAGTAAGCAATGCGCTGTTGCTAGTGTTTGCTGTTGACCACTGCGTTTCATAGCCTTCAACATGGCCCTCACTGCCAATAAACGGCGCTTTAGGTGCAAGCGCTACCGATTCAGTTGCTGCACTGTCCCAATAGTTAGCCATGCGCTGAGCATCTTTACTGTGGCGAATGATTGATCTAAACATTGTTTTTTGTTTGATAGTAAGCGCTTTACCCCATACCGGCACCACTGGAATAGTTGAACACTTAACCTCAATCGGACCTTCTAAAACGTTTAACCCGGTTATCTTGCGCCAGTAAACCTTGTGGGCATTAACTTTGCGCTCGCGCTTTATTTCGATTCCCTTTGCTTCAAGTTCGTCAAGCACTGGCTCTATCTCGTCTTTGTATACTGTGCGCCCATCACTAAGCAGGTAAACAACTTTAACTACTGGTTCGCGAGTGAAATACTCACTTACTCTAACCGTGTTTTCAGCAAACCATGTTGATTGATCACCTTCACTGCCTACCGGGTCGGTATTGGCATCAGGATAAAGCTTTTCAAACTGCGACTTTTCCATAACGTCATCGATAAGGCACCAGTTCATATCTGACTTGTCGCGCTCTTTGGCTGACGGGTCGATGGTTACCGAAAATTGATCTTCGATATGACCAATAATAATATCCTGGTCGAATGTTTCATCACTCAGGTAATCACTGCGAACACGCAAGAATCCCATGCCAGACTCAACCGCCGATTGAAACGCAATGTCATAGCTTGTTTCAGCATCACAGTTGTACTCAATGTTTTTGATTAACCCTGTAAACACTTCGGCTAAGCCATAATCTTGAGTGCCTGCCGTGTTAGCAATCTTTAAATCAGTAGGCTTATCGCCACCTGAAGGCATAACACGAATAGAATCTACCGGGCTAACTTTGATAGCTGGTCTGTTTTGGCGCTGATCACCTAGCACCTGATCAACAAATGTTGGTAATACGTTGTTAGTGATACAAGGTCTGCCGGTTAGTTCACGATCATTCTTGACTGTTGCCGGCCATTGTTCGCCAGATAGAAACAACAAATCATCTTCTGCCGCTTTCCAGTTATCAGACCAATAGGTCGCGCCGTCACGCGCTCGCTTCCTGGCTGTTGCCAATACGGATTGTTCATCTTCTTTGCTGGTTGCCTTAGCAGATTTCTTATCGCCTGGCTTTAATAGTTCGTCTGCCATTGGTCGCTATCCTCTTTAATAAATCGGTTTATCTCGGTTTTAAGTTCGAGCATGGTATTAACATAGACTGAAGCACTGCGCTGACCGTCCCGTATTCTGTAATGATACGCCAAATTGTGAATATCAAAACCTTTAGCCTGAAATGATACTCCCGCTATTTCACCATAGCTACGCATTAAGCACCTAGCCAACCGCCTGAAGCGGGTCTAGGTCTAGGCTTATTTTCATGCTTTGGCTTTGGCTCTTTGTAGTGTAGGCCCATTTGCTGAATAGCATCGGTGAAGTTGGTAGCCCACTTTGGCCCTACTGCATCCTTAAACACTTCGTTGTTGTGATCCCATTCTCTACGTAAAGCTTTTAACCCTTTCCAGCCTGTTTTAGCTGCTAGGTCGCCAGTTGCGCCGCTTATGTCGGTATCGCATCGGACCTTATCAATCCATAGGCGTGGAAATAACTTTTTCAGAGCGTTGATTGATTCGCGCTTACTTTCGCATCGTGGTACTAGCTTGAAGGTGATACCCATTCGGTTGGCTGTATCAATTCGGCTTTCCCTGGTCATTAGGTTTCTGACCGATATGTCATGTGGCGCTAAATGCTCACCAAAACGAATGCCGTACTTGTCTTTGAAGTCGTGAAGCCAGTTAATGTAATGCTCCATACCTTCGTCACGGTTCCCGTAACAAGCTATCATCCTGAGCTCTTTACCGTGTGGCTGCATCAACCATAAAACCATATCGTCATTTAAACCTAAATCCCAATAGGTGAATACCGGCAATGATGGTTCAACAGGAACATGAGTAAAACGGCCCTCTTCGATAAGTCGCTCGATCTCTTTCTTGTATACAACACCTTCTTGTAAGGCGTCATCTGGTTTTTGTTGGTACTGAGCACTAAACATATAGTTGTCTGCCTTTTCCATTGCCAATAATGTTTTGGTCGGCTCTTTGTCCGGCCAGTATGAACAACGCTTACCGTTAAAACCCGTGTCTCGTATGCAAGCTGCTCGCATACCTTCAGGCAAGCTATCAATATATTCCTGGTCGATTAGCGCCGGGACTTTGAATTGATCGTAATCATCTGGCGCTTTATCGCTGTGAAGGAAGTCGGTACTGTCGCCCTTGGCGATGCGCTGTTGAATCATGATGATTGGTACATCGTCATGAGCTAGTCGTGAGCGTACAACTCGGTTTAGCTTCTTGTTTGATTTATCCATCAACAAGCCTGAGTCCATATCCTTTGGTGGCATAGGATCGTCAAGTATTACCGCACCGCTAAACTCTTTAATCATGTAACCACCACGCCTACCGGTTACCTGCCCCCCGGTTGATGTTCCATATAATCTGTGGCGATTACCTTTCTTGTCACGATAACACCAGTTGGCGCTTGATTTAGTTGTTTGGTCCACTGTTAGCGGCCACAAGGTTTGAAACTCTTCTGAGTCGATGATTTCTTTAACTCGCTTGGCGTTCTCTTTAACTAGCTCGTCAGAATACGAAAGCGGTAGCCAACGGCTTGATCTTGGCTTGTCCGCAGCCATACATTTAATGATGCACCATACAATCCAGTGGATAGACCATATTTCGGTTTTAGTTGAGCCTGGTGATACGTTAACGATGCCGCGCTTAATCTTCCCGTAATAAACATCTTCAGCAAGTAAGCACTCGTATGTGTGATGCCAGTTCTTCTTAAACTTCTGGCCTTGCAGTAATTGGAAGAATATACGCATAAAAGCCTCAAAAGAGGCTTCACTTGCTATCTTAACCGCTATCTTTTCAGCATCGGTTAATTGTTCCCACTGCATTATATCGTCACTCAAGCTATCCCACCTTTTAGCTAACTCTTTTAGCAACCATTAAAACAAGCTCTTTCATTCCAGCCATTTCAACATTTAACGATGGATTGTGATGCGCTATGTTGAATGCTTCGACCAATAGCATTTCGCTAGATTCCACACAAACCCATGAAACCGAATCGAACTCTTTCCCGTCAGCAACGTGAGTTGATACTCTTGCGCTAAGATGGGACGTCTGACCAACATAAGCAACGTAATCACCGTCCATTAAAAAATAAACGCAATTGAATTTACTGAATGGGATCTCGCTAGATTTTGAATCACACGGATGCTCAACTATTACATTTAGGTAATTGGCAAAGCCTTCCCTAACTAGATCTATAGAGTCCAAGGTAAATTCATCTGCAAACACCTTAGCTATTCTGTTCAGGTTGTCGCTTATTGTTTTTTCTAGATTATTTGCTTTGATCATTATAGTTTACTCATCAAACCAGCTAAGGCGCTGGCTATCTCCGGTGCGCTTACATCGGCTTTCAACTCTAAAGCCTGGCCGTCTTTGCCGGTAATCTCTTGTTTACGTGGAGCATTCCAGCCTTGCATATCAGCAAGGATCTTGATTGAACCGTTGCTATCGTACATTTCAATCTTTGGGCCCGACTTGGTAAAGGTAACTGACTTGATTGAAGCCGCGATAACAGGATCTATTTCATCAGTACATTTCATTTCCCATACTGTATTCATTTCAATCTTTTCGTTACCTTCAGAATCCTTACTAACAACCTCTACAAACTTAAACGTACAAATGTCGTGTATTGTTGCCCTGGCAGACTTAGAAAGCCTTTCTAGCGCTTCCTGCTTGCTCATAATCGAATCTGAAGCGATACAACTAAGCAAAGAATTGTAAAAGGCTTTAACCTTAGGATTGCTTATGATTTGACTTGCTGACTGGTCTTGTGCTGATTCTGTCTTAGCTGTGCCACCAGCATTTAAGTATGCCTGGCGTTGTGAGGTCTTTGGTTTGATAAGCTCTAAAACAAACTTACGCTGAAGCTGCGTAAGCTTTGATGCCATATCTAATTGCTCTGATGTGAGTTGAATTGATTTCTTATTTGCTGTCATGGCTCTGTACGCCTGTGCTTTTGCTTTCGCTGGCACTAGATACCATGCTAGGCAATGTAACGATACCCGCTGAGATTAATATGATAATAACCACACCGGTAATGATCTTGGTTGATACGCTATCCATTAATGTGAATAAACGATTTGACCGCCTTAACACCTCGGCGTTATCGTCTTTGTATTGCTGTAAACTCTTTTTTGTTTCTCTTGTGGCTACCTGAAGATATTGAATCTCTTCTTGCTGATGTTTCTCGCGCTCACTCCTTGCGGCTTCTATCTCAACAAACCGCCCAAACTTCTCATTAAGCTCACCCACTGACTTAGATAAGTTCTCGTTCGATTTAATCAATAGCTTGGTTAATGTTGCGTCTGTCATTTGTTGGTCCGGTTGAGTGATGTTTGTTTAATATTAACATATCCAAGATAAACTATAAGTGTTAGCCGCGAAAACCCGTATGTGATTAACAGTGCGTCTCCAATTGAAGCGGTATCCTCTGCGCCAAAAATCCGCAGAAATGATAACGCAATGAATAATTGCAGTGTTAATCTCGTAATAAATAGAAAAAATTGTCTCATAGTTATTAACGAAAGCGTCAGCCGTCATCACTCCCTGAAATATGACCATAACGAAACACGGATAAAACAGCTTGTTATACTTCTCGCTGAAATAATACCTTGCCGCAAATGAGAATATAATCAGATAAACAACGTGTACCTGGTATGACTCTATTTTAGCTATTAAATCAGATTGAAAAAACGCTACCGATACAACAAAGCAAACTAGCACTTGTATTAGCATCTTTCGCTTAAAAGCAAAAATGGCGCACATATAGGCCACCATTATAATTAAATCACTTTGTATTGCTTTTGCCTGGCTTGTTAGCAGGCTTGCGCCCTTGCTGTTTAACAGGCTTTGGATCTCGTGGCTTTTGTCCAGTAGACATAATAAACACTCCATAGTTAATACCTTCGAGTTTATATTGTAACCCATTAATGAGAATAGGTTAATTTTCTAATCAGGTTTTGAGCCTTTATTATCGATGCTGTTTTTCTTCTCATAAGTTCGCATTAAACCCAACCCCAACATGCCAAGCAAAACTTGCATCGTTAAATCGTTGTTGATAGAAGGAAACTCGCCAGCATAGCCAACCATTACAGCTACAAACCTGGCGATTGGTTCAAGTATTGTAGAGTAAGCAAACGCCAGGCCACCGCACCAGCCCACAAACGGACGCCAACCGGCAACAAATAGCGATTGATGCTCAGCCTCTTTTAAGTTAATGCTTATCTGACCTAGCAATAAACTTACTTCAGCTTGCATAACTGCCAGGTCGCCGGATTGCTTTAGCTCTTCAAGTTTTCGCAACTCTTCAGCTCGCTTTACTGGGTCCGGCCATACCTTTTCAATTGCTATCTTGCCAAGGTCGAACAATGCGCTTAGTGGGTCGAATGACATAATTAATCCTTTAGAGCTTTGCAAGTGAATCGCTTGCAGGTTTAAAGATAACGTATCTATTCATAATCTTTCCAGTTTTTAAGCTGTAAGGTCTGAATAGATTAGTGCCGACAACATTCTGATAGAACTCGCGTGTACTTCCTGTGCGCTTATGCGTGGCGTTTCTTGGCTGATTCATAATTAATCCTTTAGCGATACGCTTGCTAACTTTAATCGGTTATATACCTCATAGAATTTAACGCGAGTAGATGCGCCGCCTTCAGTGTTGTATATGCGTTTGTAGTAATCATAAACATTATCTAAATCGGTATAGTTTGGTAATGGGGCTCTGTCCATTGCATATTTAAGTCTTGCCATAGCACAAGCATAGATTGGCGAACGAATTAAATCATCTTCTAACGTTTCATTAATACCGCAGCCCAGCGACATAATATCAACATTAAATGAAGTTGATACACGCAAAGCATCACACTCGCGCCAAATATCAGCGTGTGTCTTTGGCTCCATCTGCCAAATACCTAAAGCTGGACCACCGCCCTCTTGCTTAACAAAGTAACCACATTCTGATTCCATTGCTGCGGTAACCAGTAATAAAAATCTAGCATTGATTGAGTCGTACTTGCCGCCCATGTATTTTAAGGCCGGCTTAATGAAGTGGTCCATTAGCTGTTGCGGTTTCATAATTATTCCTTTTCAAAGTAAAGGCGCAATTAAGCGCCTCTTAGTATTTTACGCTCACCCATAACCACCGGGTTGAAGTCGTCTATGTTAAAGCCGTCTAACTCTAATTGCTTTACGGCTACCTTTTCAGCTTGATTATAGTTTGCTGTGTCGATTAAGTAATCAATTAAGCTTAGCTTAGTTGCGTTAAACTTCTTTGGCACAAATACAACTCTAATCACGCTATTCATTTGTTATCTAGCTCAGATTTCATAACAGAAAAACAAGCGATAACAGCAACAATCTCGTTGCCGTGGAACTCTTGCCGCCACACACCAGCTTCAACTAAAGACTTTCTAGCTTCCTTAGATAATACCGCTAAAGCTTCTTCAGCCGTTTTTGCTTCGTTTGTGTGAACCACATTGCCAGCCTGATTGCCTGCTAGCCTGTTTACTAATGATGTTATTGCTTTCATATCGCCACCATATAAACCGCAGACCAAAATAACACGCTGATCACTACAGTTATTCTAAAGCCTAAAATAGTATCCTTATCCATAGGTTGCCCTTACTTGTTATCTTCACCAAAAAATTGAGTGTTATCTTGATACATATTAACCTCGATTTTTACCGTAACCGCCTGTTTGTTGGTTGTTAGCCTGGCTGTTGCTTTGGCTGTAGTTACCAGAATGGCCCTGGTTGTGTTGGTTATTCTGATAACCAGATTGGTTGTTTTGGTAGCCGCCTTGGTTATTTGGGTTTCCTTGTGGCGCTGCCTGTTGGTTATGTCCACCAGCATTAGGATTACTATCTAGCATTTGCATTTCACTAACAACAATCTCAGTTTTGTAGCGGTCCTGTCCAGTAGTCTGGTCCTGCCATTTGCTAGTTTGCAATTTGCCCTCAAGATAAACCTTTGAGCCCTTTTTTAAATACTCGCCGCAAATCTCAGCTAACTTTCTAAATACAACAATACTATGCCACTCGGTACGCTCTTGCTGTACGCCTTGTTGGTCCTTCCAGGTTTCTGATGTTGCTACCGTGAAGATAGCCACTGCATCGCCGTTAGGCGTGAAACGAACTTCAGGATCTTTACCTAGATTACCAACTAAGATTACTTTGTTTATACCTCTAGCCATTTTGATTCACTCCTGTTAGCCCACCAGCAAGCTAGTGGGCCTTGGTTTACGATTATGCTTTGCCAATGAATGTAGCTAACTGTGTATCAGCAAACATATCAACCAAGATTTCTTTAAACTCTTCGGCCATATCTTCTTCTTGCGCTTCAAGCTTAATAATACGCAGGCTAATAGATGGTTTTTGTTCACCAGTTATAATGCCAACGCGAACTGTAAACTCTCGCATACCTAGCCCGTGATAAGGGCTGCACGTAAACTTAATAGACGCCGGGATCAGCTCTTGATTTTTGGCTTCAATCTTTTCAAATGCGCTCATTGACTCGCCAAAGTCACCTACCTGGCTATCCACCTTAGCCACTTGCTCAATTGTGATTTCTCTCAATTGCTTTGCAGCTTGGTTGATTGTCATAACAACACCGTCCTTAGATGTGACTACAACGTTGTCAGCCCAATCTTCGACAAAGTTAGCTGCGTCTTTTTGAGACAAATGCTTTCCCGACAAACTTAAAAGCGATTTAAATGCTGCGGTCTTATCAAGCTGAAGTGTTGCCTTGTGAAGTTGATGAAGTGGCGCTTCGTATGTTCCAAGGTCAAAAATTGATTGAGCATACATACAATCTGAATTTACAAAGCACTTGCCACCAGCCATATCAAATTCTTTGCAGTACGCGCCAAAATCTTTAATTGATTTGGTTGAAAAATCAAATCGGTAAGTGGTTCGGTTTTCCATATGTTTTTCTAAGCAAGATAAACTAAAACCTTCCGGGGTAATAATTACAGGCGCTTTTGTCCCAATACCACCTAGCTCTACGTTAAGACGGTCTAGAACTTCTGACTTTTCTAAATGCTGAATTGCTTCTTTTGTAAATGACATAGTAAATCTCTCTATTTTAATGGCTGTTTTGGCTGGAGCTAACCAGCCGTTTAGGGTTGTTTAATTTGAAAGGCGGCGAACGTTAGTAATCTCGCCAGTAATACGATCAACGTTGTCAGAGTTTAGCGTAAATTGCCCACTTTCCTCTTCCTTTGGTTGATTGATAGTTAGCTCGCCACCTTTGCCAACAAAGAAAGCCGTGTCGGTAATATCTTCTTCAAACTTTTTGCCGCGCTTAGTTGGGTTGCTAGTTGAAAGTTTGTGAGAAACAATCACTTGGTCATTGTCGCCCATTTGTTGAAAAGTAAACTCAATTGATACCTTGGCTTTTTTACTGCCAATGCCATGAGTGATTTGTGATAACGCTGCCGCGCTTAGCGAAACCGCTAACTTGTCCATTAGGATCCCGGCGTTACACTCGCTGATAAAATCGCTTACGTTAGTTTTTGACATTGTAAATCCTCGCTTCGATGTTTTGGCGGTTAATAACCGCCACTTGGGTTAGAAGTATTTGTTTAAGATGTTTTCTAGCTGTTCGGTTTGCATGAGCGTTAAACCGTTTCTGTTTGACCACTCGGCTAGATCATCAAGTAAACCGATTGGGATGTTGTTTTGCTTTTTGCTTTGAACTGGATCAGTTTGAAACTGCTCCTTAAAGCTTTCTTCGCTATCACCAAGCGCTTTGAACTCTGGCTCTTTGAAGTAGCCTTCGTTCATTATCTTGCCTGTTACCGGTGCGCTAGAAACTTCAGGCTGCTTGCTTTTCTTTTGCGCTTCTAAAGTCTCGTTGTGCTTGCTCACAACTTTAGAGTGATGACTATTTATTTGCGTGTAGCAATCATCATAAATAGAAAGCGCGTTATCAAAGTCATCAAGGAATATGTTTTTATCACAGTTAGACATTCCTATCTGCTTGCATACGCCACCTGTAACTATTGGGTCATCTGAGTTCAAAGCAACTTCCAAAAGATCTTTCCATGACTGAATAAGCATTTCAGCCTTAGCAGATAGTATAGCTTTTGCTTTCGCCTTGGCTTCTTCTTCAGCTTGAATTTGCTTGCGCTGCTCTTCAAGCTTAATGGCTTCTTGCTGCTTATGCTCAGTAATGCGCATAGTAACAACGGCCTTAAATGGTTCAGCCTCTTGATTAACTAGTGTGCGAGCGTCCATGAATAAAAATTTATATTCACTAGCGTTTTCGCGCAAAAATTCAAGGTTTGGTATAACACGTTCAACAACCTGGTTAATCTCAACTTTACACGCTGCCAATACATCATCAACGCCACCATGCAGGCTTTCAATTGTGCGCTTGCTCTTCATTGCACCTGCAAAGTCTGGATTGATATTGATAATATCGTGAATGCTCATTGGCGCAATTTTATCGTTAATACCAAAAATGTATTGCTGAAGGTTTAAGCGAGCATCATTAATGATAGCTAACTTTTTATCTTCTTTGGCGTCTTTAACTTGCTTTTCACCGTGGCTTTGCATCTTTTGTAATACGCTATCCAATTCTGAAGCTAGCGCCTCAAACTCTGAATAACTAACAAACTCACCCTTTACTTTTGCAACACGGTCTTTTAGCTCTGCGCGAACCTTTTTAACGTCTTTGTTAAGCTGGTCTTTGTTAGCAAAGTCTTGATCTGTTGAAAGCTCGCGTGACATTTCAATTTGTGCAATCTCTTTAATTTGCACCAGGCACGAATCTAAATTGGTCACAATTTGCGAACCGTTAACGCTACAAGTGATCACCGGCAACTGAACCGAGTCGGCAATAACTAATTCTTGCTTGGCTTCCATTTCAAATGTAACCATATCTTCAGCAAACTGTTTCCAACCTGCTATAAGCTTTTCGCGGCGTTCTGGCGCTGAGCCGTAATACATCATTTCACGTTTATCTCGTGTTCCGTCCGACACAACAAATAACACGGCATCAGCTTCAGCCACTAACAATTGATGCTCTAACTGCCAATAATGGCTTTCTTCAAGTACGTTGTTGCTAACGTTTTCAGCAAGCGTGGCATTCCATAGCTTGTGTTCAAAAATGGTTTTGCCATCTTCTGACAATCCGTCTAGCGATGCGAGCAACCCAACACCATCAACATCAGTTACGCAAACCACTGGCGCGAACGTTTCAATTAAATCAATTTCAATCAAGTCGCGTTGTTGCGCTTCGGTTTCGTGACCTTTGTTAAATAGAGCTTGCTTAGCAGGTGTGATCACTTCTTTAACGCCGAACTTCTTTTCTTGCAGTAATTGATTGCGGCTTTTGTACTTGCTTACACCCATCATTGCGGAAGCGTCTGAAGCCGTCATGTTTTTGGCGCGTAATTCGTGCCATTCTTTTGTGCCTTGCTCTACTTTGACTAATTGCATGTTAATTACCTACTTGTTTTAAGCGTGAACATTGATCTTCAGTTAACTGGATGCCTTTTGTTGATAAAAAGGCGTGTAAACTGTCAACCGTTTTTTTGTTATCTAAAATCATTTGGGACCAGGCTTTAAAGTTTTTATTAAACTCTTCGTCTGGATATAAGCCGCTATCTTGCTGACTTTCTGTTGCTAGAGTGGCGTCATCATCTTCACCACCGACAACAATACCCAATATACCGGTTAGCGTATAACGTCTAAGGTATGTAATTGCTGAAGCGATTGCTTTTAACGGGTCTTTGCCGCCGCTAAAATCTGGCGTAGAAGCAAGCTCGCTGCTTTCAGAGTGACCGCCAACATGCGTTACAATGCATGTTACCGTGATGTTTGCCTGGTCTTGTCGCTGCGTAAAGCGATAAGAAAGTCCGGCAGACTTCAAAGCTGGTTTAATTGCGTGAGCAATATCTTCAATCTTTGCGTATTGGTAATATGTGCGACCCTTGTTTGTTGTGTAATCAACAACACCGCCTTTTTCAATTACCGGTAATGCACCTTGGAACTCTGACATTGCAGCGTTAAACTCGCTTTTAGCTACATTGGCAAGGTAACGATCTTGCAAATCCATCAAGCGCTCTAGCTGCGCAATATCCGAACCTTTTTCGATAGCTATTTGAATAAGGTTCATGTGTTGCGATTGGGTAGCAACTTGACTTGATTCTCGTTCGACTAATCCTGATTTGCTCACTTTTGAG